CCCGGCAGATCGAATTCTCATGCGGACTCTTAGAGGCTCACGGCCAGGTGGACGAAGAGCTGGTCAATATCGCGCTCGACAAGCAGGCTCTCAGGCTCTCTGAGAACTCGCCGAACATCGAGTCGATCTCGCAGACCCTGGCGACGACCATCTTCTACGGCAACACTGCCGTCAATCCCGAACGGTTCACCGGACTCTCGCCGTATTATTCTCATTCGACCGCTGTCGATGCCTCAGCGAATGTTATCAAGGCCGGGGGAGCCTCGACTGATAACACTTCACTCTGGCTGGTGGTTTGGGGCGAGAACACGATTCACGCCTTCTTCCCACGCGGCTCGAAAGCCGGGATCGAACACAATGATCTCGGTCTCCAGCTGGTCGAAGACGGAATCACGACCGGCGCGCGCTTCCGCGCATGGGTGGACCAGTACAAGGCGAAACTCGGCCTTGTCGTCCGCGACTGGCGGTATGCGGTCAGGATCTGCAATATCGATCTGAGCGATGCGGCGACTGCCGGCGCAACGACCGATACATCCGCGAATCTCTGCCGCTACATGATCCAGGCGATGAACCTGGTCCCGAACCTTCGCGCAGGGAAGGCCGCCTTCTACTGCAACAAGGAAGTCAAGACCTGCCTTGACATCCAGGTGTTCAACAAGTCGAACGCTTACCTGACCATCGAAGGCGACATCGCGAACGGCTCCCCGGTAACGAAGTTTATGGGGATCCCGGTTCGCCGCGTCGATGTTCTCTCGAACACGGAAACACTGGTCGCCTAAGAGGGCCAGTAACAGTGGAATCTTTTGTGGCTTCTTGTGCGGTGTTAAATAAAATTAAAAAGGAGAAATATCATGTCTATTAAAGATGTTACACTGGATCTCATGACCGCTCAGGACATCACGACCAGCGATGTCTCGGAATACACGCTGAATCTGGCGGCAGCTGGCGACGCGATGGAAGAGCTGTACCTGGTCGTCCAGGTCGGCAGTGCGGACTTTGATTCGAGCGGCGATGCTTCGACCCTGACCCTGGAACTCCAGGGCCATGAGGACTCATCGTTCTCGACCGGGACCCTGACCCTTATCAAGACCGCGGCCCTGGCTCAGACCGCGCTGAAGGCCGGTGCGAAGTGCCTCGTTGCCAGAGTCGGAAGAGGAGTCGAGCAGTATCTCCGGATCAACTATACTTGCTCGGCCGCCTTTACCGCTGGGACGCTGGACGCGTACCTGACCACGAACCCGGATCTGTCCTGGAGCAAGAGCGGCATCACCGGAGACTAATCTCTTCGGGTGATCCTCAAGGTGTAGAAGTGAATGGCCCGGTCGCAAGGCCGGGCCATCACTAAAGCGGAACAAGGGAGGGAACAGATCATGGCAAAGAAGACGACGAAGACCGATAAGCCTGAGACGACTGCTCCGGTGGCGAGCGAAGAGGCGGCGAAGTACGAAGCGATCGATAAGTGCTACGGCTTCCAGGATCGTTACTACAATCCGGGCGATCGGATCACGGTAACGGCGGCGGAGATCGAGGCCCTGGACGATAACATGACGGAGTATTTTAAGAAGCATTTTAAGAAGGTCAGCTAAGCAGAGAGACCTTCTAAGAGAGGGGGAATCATGGCGACGACAAAGGTTCTGATCTGCAATCTGGCTCTCAGCGAACTCGGCCTCAAAGCGATCACGGCTCTGACTGAGCTGAATGAAAGAGCGCGGAAGTGCAATCTGATCTTTGATACGACCGTCGATGATGTTCTCCGGGCGCATCCCTGGACTTTTGCGACTAAGCAGGCGGTCCTGGCAGTGGCCAGCGGCGAGACAGTGATCGGCTTCGATTATGTCTATGCCTTCCCGACGAAGTGCATGTTCATCCGCAAGCTCTTCACTGCCGATACGGTTGACGATCCGACTCCGATCCCCTTCAAGGAATTGAACTCCACGACGAATACCAGGATCATCGCCACGAATCTCGAAAACGCGTACGCGGAATATACCAGCCAGGTGAACGATGTCTCGGTCTTCGATGCGTCCTTTATTAAGGCTCTCGCCTATAAGCTGGCCGCGGACCTGGCCGTTCCGCTATGCGGTGATTCAGCTCTGGCAACGGAGAAGCTGAAGAAATATCTTCTCCAGCTCGATGATGCCAGACGGCTGAACAAAGCGGAGGCTCCGGAATCAACGACAACTTCCGGCGCGTACATCGATGCGAGGGCTTAACGATGAAACCTTCTTACTCAATCCAGCCTACCTTCGCCGGCGGAGAGCTAAGTCCTGCCTTGTATTCTCGCGTTGATCTTCAGAAGTATACATCCGGCCTCAAGACTGCGCGCAATATCATCATCCATCCTCACGGCGGCGCGAGCAATCGGCCGGGGACCAGGGTCGTCGCAGAGACAAAGAACTCAGGAGCCTGCCGGGTAGTCCCCTTTGAGTATTCGACTGAGCAATCCTACATCATCGAATTCGGGCATGAGTATTGCCGCTTCTATAAGGACGACGGACAGATCCAGAGCGGCGTGAGCCTGGAGACTCCCTACGAGATCTCGACACCGTACCAGGTGGAAGACCTGTCGGATCTCAAGTTTACGCAGAGCGCAGATGTGCTGTACATCGTGCATCCCAGCTACGCTCCGCGAACACTGACCAGGGCGGATCACGATGACTGGACGCTTGCGCTCTTCGCTTTCAAGAACGGTCCCTTCATGCTCTCGAATACCGGAGCGATCACACTGGCGATCTCCGTCGTTACCGGCTCCGGCAAGACGCTCACGGCTTCCGCGCCGTTCTTCAATGCCGGACATGTCGGCGCGCTCTTCCGGCTGGACCATAACATCTCCGGCCAGTCAGTCATCACAAACTTCAATGCCGACGGATCCGGGAGCAGTATTAAGTGCAAGGGGACCTGGAGGATCATCACTCATGGGACCTGGAACGGAACGCTCAAGATCGAGAAGTCGCTGGACGGCGGCTCGACCTGGACCGAACTCCGCTGCTTCACTTCCTTCAACAACTTCAATGCGAATACCTACGGCGAGGATGAAGAGTATTGCCTGATCCGCGCCACGATGTCGAGCTATGTCGGCTCCGCTGGATCTGCCTATAATGCCGCGACTGGTTATGTGATCGACGACTGGTGTACTGAGAGCAGCGTTCATTATCGCTGCATCGCAGTGGAAACTGGCGGAGCATGTACCGGGAAGGCTCCGGCGACATCTCCCGGCTACTGGCAGGCGAAGACATGCCGATGTGAACTATCCTCTGATCCCTTCACTCAGAAGGGGATCGTTCAGATCACGGCAGTCGGAGGGACAACGAGCGCGACGGCAACGGTCATCACTGAGTGCGGCGCGACAACTGCAACGGTGGACTGGGCGGAAGGATCCTGGTCCGAATATCGTGGTTATCCTTCAGCCGTCATCTTCTATCAGGATCGCCTGGTGTTCGCCGGATCCTACTATGAGCCGCAGTCGATCTGGCTCAGCATGACCGGGGACTACGAAGACTTCGGCCGGAGCGATCCGCTCGAAGACAGCGACGGCATCTCGATCAATCTTCCATCCCGGAAGATGAACGGCATCCGCAGCATGATCGGCCTGGGCGACATCCTGGCCTTTACCGCATCTTCTGAGTGGAGTGTTGGGCCGTCCACTTCCGGAGTCGTTACGCCGACATCGATCGAGACGAAAGTCCAGGGCTGCCGCGGCAGCAACGCCGTAACGCCGATGGTGATCGGGAATCGGGTGGTCTACATTCAGCCGATGGGATCGGTCGTGGCGGACTTCGCCTACGATCTGAACAGCAGCGGTTATGTCAGCTCAGATCTGGGGATTATGGCGAATCATCTCTTCAATCTGCATGAGATCGTGGACATGGCCTATCAGCAGGAACCGGATAGCGTGGTCTGGCTGGTCCGGGAAGATGGAGTCCTGCTCTCGCTGACCTATCTCAAAGAACAAGAGGTCCTGGCCTGGAGTCATCATGATACCGACGGACTCTACGAATCGATCGCCTGCATCCCTGGCGATGGCTTCGACGAGATCTGGCTGGTCGTCAATCGAGACGGAACGCGCTTCATCGAGCGCATGGTCCAGCGGCTTCCTACCCTGGATCCGAAGGATCAATTCTTCGTCGATTGCGGCCTCTCCTACGATGAGCCGAAGACGATCACTGGCGCGACGAAGGGCAATCCGGTCCAGATCACGACCTATGAGGAGCATGGCTTCAGCAATAACGATCTGGTGGACATCCAGCATGTCGTCGGCATGACGGAGATCAACGAACTGAGATTCAAGGTCGGCAATCGAACGACCTATACTTTCGAGCTGATGGATGCGACGACCGGCGCGGCGATCAACGGATTAGCGTACACGACCTATATCAGCGGCGGCCAGGCCCGGAAAGCGCAGTCGATCATCGAAGATCTGAAGCATCTGGAAGGCCGGACCGTGGCGATCCTGGCCGATGGCAGCGTTCTTCCGCAGCAGGAAGTCGTGGATGGCGCGATCACGATCACGCCGGCCGCGGCAATCGTGCATGTCGGCCTGCCATATA